AATGAGAGAAACAAAAAAATAATATTAACCGCCGAAAGGCACAAACCGAGAGCATTATGATAGTAAAGAAATTAGAATTGGTAAATTTCCAAGTAATTAAAGAGTTTAACGCAGATTTTGACGGTAATGTTTATTTCATTACCGGGGATAATGAGTTGGGAAAATCAACGGTATTAAAAGCAATTGGGGCTTTGTTGACCGGGAACCGTGACGCCGTATTGAAGAATGGAGAAAGCAAAGGTTTTGCAAAAATGATTGTCGGCGACGACGGCGAGGAATACGAGGTTGAATTGAAATTCACGAAAGCAAACCCACGTGGCACGTTATCAATTAAATCAAAGACAACCGGAATGAAAAGTGATAACGTTTCTATGTTACAAAAGATTTTCGGTTATACAGATTTTGACGCCGTGGAATTTTCCCGTTGGTCGGAAACCGCCGAGGGACGCAGAAAGCAAATTGAGGTTGTAAAGTCTTTGTTGCCGGAAGAAGTAAGAACAAGGATTGCCGAAATTGATACAACCGTTGCCGGGCTTAAAACAGAACGTACCGGAGTAAACCGAGATTTGAAAACCTACAAATCAATATCAGATGCAGCCGGGCAGGGATTGACAACGCAGGATTTGAAAACGTATGCCAAACCAAAGGACATTACGGAACTGATGAAAGAACAGCAGGAAAACGCAAAGTTGGTTGAGAAAGCAAAGGGCGTGCGTTTACGTATGGAAGAAAGAAAGGGGAGATTGGCAGAGATTCCGGTACGTTTGGCAGCCGCCAAAGATTCATACAATAAAGCAATTGAGGCGGCAAAGAAAGCAATGGAAGAAGCCGAAAAGACGTATAAACAAACCGTTTCGGTCGTTGAAGAAGAAAAGAAAGATTATGAGGGAAAAATAGCAAGTGCCGAAAAATGGTTAACAGATTATGAGGCTTTGAACCCGAATAATTTCGATACAGAAAAACAATTGAAAGAAGCCGAGGAACACAACAAAAAGGCTGCAAAGGTTGCCGATTATCTTTCAAAGAAAAAACAAGCAGACGACAAAAAAGCAGAAGCGGAAAAGATGGATTCAGAAATTGCGGAATTATCCGCCGAGCGTGAAAAACTTATTTCGTCGGCGAAATTACCGATTTCCGGGCTTTCGTTTAGTGATGATGGGTTAGTATTAAATGACGTCCCATTTGTCGCCGGAAAGGTTTCAGA